AGCATCTGCTCGCTCCATGGAACCTGGTATCATAAAGTTACAGTTGGCAAATGTAACTCCAACATATCCTAGTGTGCTTGTTACAACAACGATGATTAATTTATCAATTAGTTTTAAGTTTTTCATCGTCCTTCTTCCTTATGAATCCATGTTTTCAACTCGTGCAAATATTCAATGAGTTGCTCTGCTTTTTCTTCGTGCCAAGGATCGCCCGTAGTCATCCACTCTTTTCTGTGGTTGTCTATGGCTTTAAGTATGTTGTGTATTGGTGCGTTCCAAGGCTCACGCTTGGGAGTGTTCCATTTTTCGAATTTTGCCATCATATTGTGGCAGAAGGTATAGATGTATTTATCTACACAACGGGGGACTTGACACGTCCCTAAATAAATGCTATAATATGTTTTCTTCACAATTGTGGAGATTCTCATTATTATAACGTGAGTGACAATTAGAGCCCAGGAAGGTGCCCTCTGAAAGGAGTGGTGGACCCCCCTTCTATTGGGATGTAGAGTTCAATGTAAATTAATGCTTTTTAAATCACTTTCAATTTTTGCTGTTGCACTCGCAGGACTGGCACCCCTGAAAGCATCGGCAGCGAGCGGATGTTCCCTCGCATCACATTATGGAATTGGTGACGGATATCATGGGCAGACGACTGCAAACGGCGAAAGATACAATGCTTATGGCAACTCAGTAGCACATAAATGGCTTCCTTTTGGAACTAGATTGCGTGTAACAAATCAATCAAATGGTAAATCAGTGATTGTGCGAGTAAATGATCGTGGTCCCTACGTCGGTGGGCGAGACCTTGACTTATCTTATGGTGCATTCTCTTCTATTGCTTCACCTAGTCAAGGCGTCGCCAGCGTCTGCTATGCAATGGTTTGAATAACTGAATAAATATTGGGGAGTGCTGCAGACCTCCCCTTTATGTTTAATTTTCATTTTGGTAAACCTTCTAAAAAAACACTTATAACACTTAGTATTGTAACATCCTCTATCATTGCAGCACTCTCACAATGCACAGGAATTAATGAAAACAATTTTTGGGATTTACTTGACGAGATTCAAAGAAAATATTTCCCGCAATCTTCTTTTAATAGAATTATTGTGGAAGACCCTGACAAAGTAGGCAGAAGAGTTGAAAGAGATGTAACTAAATCAATCAATGCTGTAATACCAGAGTATGATCAAATTATTTCCGATTATAATAAAAACTTTAAACCTCGATATATAGAAGAAGAAAACAACGAATCTATATGTTATACTGAAGAGTGTAAATCACTCACACCACCCTTGAGATTATGTGCTCCATGGATTGACAGTTGCCCGAAACCTTGATATACTGAGTTTATGGGCACGTAGCATAATGGAGAATGCATCAACCTTCTAAGTTGCCGATTGCTGGTTCGACTCCAGCCGTGCCTGTTTACTGTATAAATAGATTAGAACTATCTATTTTAAGCAGTCAGTCGTTGGTTCGACTCCACCCCAAGGTGCCAGGGAGATTAACTCAGTGGTAGAGTGGCACGTTTACACCGTGTATGTCGTCGGTTCGAGTCCGACATTTCCTATATAAATTATGAATACATATTACATTTCCATGATTGCTCTTGCAGCAATTGTATATACCCTTTGGCAAGATTCTAACATACCAAAGTTTATTGAGTTGATGATACAACTTGCATGGATTAAAGTTATTACATTTTTTATGAAGATTAAAATGAAACAACAACTTGATAAAGATCATAGAGATATGCAAAAAGCAATGAAAGAATGGATTAAAGAAAATGGCAAAGATAAGATGTAACGCTTGTGGAACAGAAATAGAAGTTTATCAAACAAATAAAAGTAAATCATGTGGTTGTGATAATAGAACTCTATTGAGATTAGACAGAAATGGTCTACCTATTATTACTGCCAATGATTTATCATTAATCATAGCGATTGATGGGGTCGGTAAACTGAAAGAGAAAAAGATTGACAATTCTTTTATGGCAGGTTATAATAAGAGAATACCAAGAAAATTAAATTTTGAAATTCGTTGATTGGTATAAATAAGATAGAATAAACGTATTGTTTAATTAAAAGATATGACTTATTTAATTAGAGTAGGAGAAAAACCAACTTATTGGTCTGGTAAAAAAGATGCTGTTTGGGTAAATCAAGTAGCAGAAGCAAAAGAATATTCCACCAAAAAAGAAATAGAAAAAGATATTAAAGAAATTTCTGAGGCTTGGGGATATTCAACTCTCAATGCAGTAAAAATAGAAGATGCTACTTCCGTTGATCTTTTAGTAGAAGTAGTAGAGGGTGAAGAAGAAGCAGTGTCTGTGGTTGATCCATCACTAACAGCAGAAGATCTTAGAAGAATCCACTCTTGATATTTGGGGATATATTATGTCATATATTGTTCGTGTAATTGGATACAATGCATATTGGACTGGTAATATGGAACCAGAAAAATGTTGGTCCACTACTATTACTGATTCTCAAATCTTTGATACAAAAGAAGAAGCACAAGTCATAGTTGACAACGGCAACAATATGGAAGTTGTTGAATATGACTTTGCTGTTTCTAATCTTCATGCAGATCCTTTTGATTGGGATGAGTTAGATCGTAGAGCCGAAGAATTCAAAGCGATGCAGACAAAAGAAGAAATTTATGAACTTACTAATGATGACTTTGAAACTACTAGTGATGAAATTCATAATGTTAGTGTAGAAGTGTTGGATTGAGAGGAAGTGTGTCCGAGTGGTTGAAGGAACTTGTCTTGAAAACAAGCATGGTGAAATCCATCGTAGGTTCGAATCCTACCACTTCCGTTGGTGGCACTTGCTATGCAGATAGCCTAGAAAGAGGTCTCCATATTGTCTCCATATTGAGTCGGGGTTCATCCTGCCCGACTCACCCTCGGGACGTAGGTCAGTTTGGTAGACCACCTGCTTTGGGAGCAGGATGTCGCAGGTTCAAATCCTGCCGTTCCGATTCTTCTTACAAGAGATATTAATGACATCTAATCTTGCTATTTACACTAGAGATAACTGTGAATATTGTCGTAAACTAAAAGTAATTCTCGATAGTTTTGCAGTCAAATATATAAAATTTAATTTAGATCAAGATTTTTCAAGAAAAGAATTTTATCTAATGTTTGGTGAAGGATCTACTTTTCCTCAAGTAACTCTTAATAATCAGAAAATAGGTGGGTGTACCGAAACTATTGAATATTTAACCAGTATTGGTTGTCTACAAGAAGAAAAAGACATGGAGTGTGTGCTATGACTGAAATTACCGAAGAAATATTCTGTCATGATTTTGATGAGATTATGGAAGATGTTATTGACAATAAAAAATATTATATTATTAATACTAGAGAAGGCGCTCAAGTTTTACTTGCTCCAGTGAATTCAGAGATGAGTTTAGATTTTGAAAATATACAACTTCGAAACGGGGGGAATTAACTCAGTTGGTAGAGTAGCGTCTTTGCAAGGCGAACGTCAGGGGTTCAAGTCCCCTATTCTCCACTCCAACGGGGGTGTAGATCAACTGGCAGAGCGAAAATCTTATACCTTGTTTAAAGTTTATACCAATTTACTCATTGACAAGGACACTATTAAGTGGTAAAATACTTCTGTACAAGATTCTTCTATTACTGCAATGAGCGCAACAAATCGAAGAAGCGTAAAAGTTCTTCTTGACCGCTTCCCTTATCGTTATGTGCAAGTAGGCACACTTGAAATTAACGGCAAACCTGATTGTCGTATTCAAAAAGTAGATTCATACACTGGTCGTTACCGTGATATGTATCTTTGTGACAATGAAATGCAACTGCTGACTGCTATGGAAGATCACGACTATACTTGTTGGCTTGACCCAGACGGAGTTCCTGCTTATGTTAAAGGAGACGACAATGAAGAAAATGAGTTACCAAGTTAAATATCAACTTGAGCGGGCAGAAGATGCCCTACGCACAGCACTTAAGTTTGTTGATAAAGAAAGTGTTTATGTAATTTCTGCTATTTCTAAAGCATTGATTGAGATTGATAACACTCTATCAGAACGTATTGAAGTAGTAGAAAAAGAAGATAACATCATAGCGCAAGGTCTTATTTCTGTTGATAAAGCAGAACGAAAAGATGGTAAAGTAGAATATAACTTTAAATATGATGATTTAAATCCTTATACATATTACAAAGTCACGGATGGACTATAACAGCACTGGTGGAGTCACGTTACCCTCATGTCATAATGGAAAAAACAAATTTTAGGATTATTGAAGAACTTGATAATGGTGAGCAAGTCATTACATACTTTGAAGTAGGATCTGTTAACAATCAATTTTACTACTGGTATAATGATGAGCGACACGGACCATTTGAAGATGTTGAAGAAACAGTTAATGCTGCATATAAAAACTTAATACCTGTCTCGGAATGACACTAAACTTGCCCTGGTCGGGTGATCCTCCTTCTGGTTTCTTGCTTTCCCATTAAAAAGTAAGTTTACATTCCCTTGGAGAGATCTGTTTGATCTCCCATATCAAACTATTTTTAACATGTTGAGGGAGTGTTCCTTCATTAATTCTTGCAATAATTAATTGTGCTTGAAGACATGTCAGGATAAGTGTTTCCATAGATTAATAATTCGTTCTATTTATTTTAAATATGCGTTGGTTAATCCCCAATTGATGAATACACTTATTATGGTGAATAATACTATACCTTTAATGATGGACATCTTTCATTTCCTCGTTTGTTAATTTAAGTATGCGATAGATATGGAAAGTCATTTATTTTCATTCTCGTAAGCAGAGATATTTCTATTATTTCAGGGTAATGTCGAGCCATGGTAGTACTGGTGGTATAACGCCAATTAATCTTAGAAGTCCCTCAGCAAATAAAGCAAGAACCACCGAACCGACGCACATACTAATAATACTAGCATTATGGTTGTGTTTTCTGATAGCTGCATTAATCATCTCTTGAATTTCTTCTTTTGTTACTTGTGTCATGGATTTTAGCGATACCGATAATAGGAAACG